ACAAGGTATATACGAAGATGATCAACGACATCATGCTGCTGTGCACTGGCGTCTTGGGCGGTGTGGCTGGCCGCAAGGCCGTGTCTGCTGCTGTGGCGACAGCCACCGCCAAGGCAGAGGCCATTGACAACGATGAGCCGCCAGCACCATGAAGGATATTCTTGGCGGCCTGCTGATGCTGGTGCTTGTGTTTGGCGGTGGATATTGCACCGGCAAGCACTATGAGCAAGAGGCCCAGCAGGCCGAGGTGGATCGGCTCAACACCGAGGCCAGGGCCAAGGAGAAGGCTTTGGCTGACGCTGTAACAACAACTGCAAATGCACTGAGGGTATCGAATGAAAAAGCAAAGATGGCTACAAAACAGCGCGATGCTGCTATTGACAGTGGTGCTCTCAAGCTGCGCCTCAAAACGACCTGCCCCGTATCAGCCGCCGCAGATCCCAGCCCTGCCGCCGGAGATAATCGAGGAACGTCATCAGCCGAGCTTGACCGAGAGACTGCTAAAGCTCTTGTCGCCATAGCCGAAGAAGGCGACCGCGCCATTCAAAAACTCAACGCTTGCATCACCCTTTACAACAACGCTAGGAGCGCCCAATGAACCTCACACCCTCATTTACTCTTGAAGAGCTGACCCACACCGACCACCGCGAGTTTGACAACGTGCCCAACGAAGAAGAGCTGGCCAACCTGTACCGCCTGGCTGACTTCTTGGAGCAGGTCAAGTCGCTGTTGGGCGGCAAACCACTCATCGTGAATAGCGCATTCCGCAGTGCGGAGGTAAACCGTGCAGTGGGTTCTAGCGACAAATCACAACATCGACGGGGCTGCGCCGCCGATATTCGTGTGCCGGGCATGACGCCAGATGAGGTGGTCAAGGCCATCGTTGGCTCTGACCTGCCCTACGACCAAGTGATCCGCGAGTTCGACCGCTGGACGCATGTGTCGATTGCCAACACCGATGACAGCACACCACGCAATATGGCGCTGATCATCGACAAGCAGGGCACACGCGCCTACGCTTGATTGGATCTGTGCTCGGCCTCGAGCTCACGCAAGTCCATAGCGACGTCGGCTACGCCGTGCCAGTCGCACCGCGCGACCATCACCTGCAAATACTCAAGCAGTATGGCGCGCTGTGTCTCGTAATCTGCGTAGTTGGTCATTTCAGGCTCCTAATGTAAATTGCAAAACTATCGACGGTGTCTTTGCCAAACACCGTCATCTTCTCAATGTGCTGAGCGATCTCTTCGATCACATGGTCGCGGTAGGGGTTCAGCGCCACTCGCACAGCTTCTTTGCGTTGGCTGGCTTGCTGCTCCATCTCGTTGAACTTTTCATCCATTGTTCAGCTCCCTGTACGCTTTGATGGCGTCTTTCAAGTCTTGCTCCAACTGCTGGATGCGCTCGTCTTGCTCCCGCAGCTTCTCGTTGGCTTCCTTGGCGAAGGCTACCAGGTTCTCACGATCCCAAACCTCAAACATTTTTTCTCTCCTGAATACTTTTAGACAGCAACTGGCGCAGCCATTTGCTTTTGCCAAGCCGCTCGTACTCTGCGTACTCGCTTGGGGTTAAACGAACGCCTATGGTTTTGCCGTTCTTTGTCAACTCACTTTTTGGTCTTGGCATGGGTGCTGCTCCGCATTTGTTCGGGTTAGAAATATAAGGTTGCACTGCGTACAACGCCAAACCAAGCCCTGCTCGACGACTGTGCTGCGGTCGCCATGTAGGCCACGCACCCTACCGAAGAATGTTCTGATTGCTTCAATCATGCTTGTTCCTCCCAGCGTCTGCACATCTCTTTCACGGTCTTGCTCTTTTTCTTCTTCTGGCAAATGTTGCTCACCGACTTGTACTTGCCCTTTTGCTGTATCTGCGCCGCTGTCAAAGGCGCTGCTGGCGGTTCGGGCAACAAGCCCGCCACACCAAACCAACTGAGGACAGCGGCGACAAGTAGTCGGTCAAACATCATTCTTCCCCCTCATGCTCTTTAAGCCGACGCTGTAGTCTGCCGATGCGCTCGACGTTGTAGGTGACGATAGACGCCGCGTACTCAACAGCGCTCTCCGCCTCCAGCTTCTTGATGATCGCCTCGCGCAGTTCCTTGGCAATGATTTCGTTGATCGTCTTGGGCCTGGTCAGCTCTTTGAAATACTTCAGCGTTGTGTCAATCCAGCTCATGGTTGCTTGGCCTCCTGTAAAAGTTCAATACGCTCTCTGGACGCTCTGAGCGTGGTGTAACGCTGATGCAGCCGCTCCAGCACCACCAAACGCTTGGCGTTGGCGCGCTCATGGTTCAGCATGTCCAACACCTTCTGCTCGTCAAAGGTCTTGAGGTCATTGTTTAGTTTTCGCCAAGTGAGTTGCAATTTTGTCCTCCAGTTGTTTAATCATTTCCATGTTCTTGCTCAACTTACGCCATGCGGCGTTGAAGTCGCGCTGGTAAATCTTGCGGATAGATTTCTCCGCCTTCAGTTGGGTCTTCCACTTAAGTAATCTCATTTCAAAGCCTCCATTGCAATATCCGACACAGCGCGCTTGTCGTGTAGCGCGCCCCAAATCTTTTCATCCACGGTCTTGTTGGCCATCATCACGTAGACCCACACAGCGTGTGTTTGGCCTGAGCGGTGCAAACGACCAACGGTCTGTTCGTACAACTCCAAGCTCCACGGCAGGGACAGAAACACCATGTGGCAACCCCCAAACTGAAGGTTGAGCCCGTGGCCTGCTGACTTGGGATGGACAGCGAGCAATCGGACGTTGCCTGCGTTCCATTTTTTGATTGCATCCACGTCGTCAAGGGTTGTAACGGCAAAACGTCGCTTAAGTTCAGCGAGCTCTTCTTGGTACTGATAGACGATGATGGTGTTGGCGTGTTGGTTTTCATTCAGTAACTCTTCAAGCCGGTCAAATTTGTGCGCGCTGAACCAGATCGGCGTCTGCGTAGAATCGAACCTGCCAGGCGTCTCGGAGGCCGTTCTGCGCGTGTCGTAAACGAAGCCGCTGGCCATCTGTTGCAACTTGCCGGTCACCACGCCCGCATTGATCGCGGTGACGTCCAACGCTTGGAAGTCCTTCTTCATCTTCTCGTACGGCTCACGGTCGTACAGGTCGCACCGCACCTCAACCACGTGCATGGGCGGCAGCCGGTCTTTGTACTCGCCTGGCTCCAAAACGTAGGTGGCTGGCTTGATGCGTTGCATGACCTGTCCCAGCGCGCCAACGCGTGGTGCCCACTCGCCGAAGTCTGGGTTGATCAGCACAAAGTACTGCTGCATGAACGCGCCCTTGCTACGGCCGAGCAAACCTTGGTCAACGATCTTGCACTGGCCAAAGACGTCCTCCAAGCCATTGCTGGTGAAAGAGCCCGTCAGGCCCCAACGCACAACCATCGGGTCGATGACTTTCATCAGCGCTTTGAAGCGTGTGCCGCTGGGGTTTTTTAAGCGCGTCAGCTCGTCAAAGACGATGCCGTCAAAGTCCAGCGCCTGCTCGGCCAGCCATTGGATGTTGTCGTAGTTGCTCACCACGATCTGCGCCTTGGACGCCAGCGCAGCACGTCGCTGGCCAGGTGTGCCCACCGCCACAGCCACCGGCACATCGGGTGCCCACTTGGGCTGCTCGACTGGCCACACGTCGGTGCAGACGCGCTTGGGGGCGAGGACGAGGAACCGCTTGACCACGCCGTTGGCCAGCATATCTTGCATGGCCGTCAAGGTGATGGCTGTCTTGCCAGCGCCAACTGGAGCCAAGATCATGGCTCGGTTGCGCTCGTACAAGAAGTCAGCCGCTTCATCTTGGTAGGGTCGTAATGAATAAGTCAATCTGTTCCTTTGTCCACAAACACGCATAGTTCTGTTTCAACGACGCCATGTCGTCAGCAAACATCTTTTGCAACACTGACAACCTGCCGCCTTTGGTTTTCAACTCGACAAACCAAGTACTGCCATCGGGCAAACAAGCAATCCTGTCGGCAACGCCTTTGCGCCCAGGTGACGTGAACTTGTACGTCTTGCCGCCAATGCGCTCGACCGCCCAGATGAAGTGATTCTCAACTATTTTTTCTTTCATGTCAAAAAGTTTAGCACAGTTTATTTTTCTGTGCTATAGTTCAGTCTCAATCAACTACAGGAGAGTTCAGTGAACCACAGTAATATCGTCGGTGGCTCAACTGCCAAGCGCGTCATCAACTGCCCAGGCTCTGTAGCTTTGGTGCAGAAGATGCCCCCACAACCGTCCAGCCCACACGCTGATCGCGGCACGTTACTCCACAACACCATCGCTGAAGTGCTTGAAGGCCGTGACTACATTGTCGGCAGCAAGTACGAAATGCAAGTGCTCACGCAAGAGTTGGTAGAAGAGAAATTGATGCCCGCTTTGGCCGCGCTTGACGTCATTGACCCTGATAAGGACATGCTCTATGAAGTGGAAACACGTGTTGGTTTTGGCGACTTGTTGCCTGGCGTTTTTGGCAGCACAGATCTTATTGGTCGCATTGGGGATACAGCTATCGTCTTGGATTGGAAGTTTGGCGATGGCGTCGCAGTAGATGTTGAAGAGAATCCACAGCTGCTGTTCTACGCAGCCGCTGCCATGCGTACCGAAGAAACCAAGTGGGCGTTTGATGGCGCAAAAGAAATCGAGATGGTCATTGTGCAGCCGCCCCAGATCAAACGCTGGAAGACCACACCCGCGCGCGTTGCTGAGTTTGAACGCGAACTGGTGAGCGCCGTCAAGCAGGCCATGAAAGACGACGCCAAACTGCAAACCGGCGACCACTGTCGCTGGTGTACAGCCAAGCCCATCTGCCCACAGATGACCGGCGCTGTTGACCGCGCACTGAAGACGCAAATCGACGGCTTGGACGCGCCCATGATTAGCGCGTATCTCAAAAATGCTGATATGCTGGAGCAATGGATCAGCGACTTGCGCGCCCTGGCGTTGCAAATGCTCGACTCTGGAGCCAAGCTCCCTGACTACAAGCTGGTGGCCAAACGTGCCATCCGCCAATGGACTGACGAAGACAAGGCCAAGGTCGCCCTGTTTGCGTTTGGTCTGACAGAATCTGAGGTGATGGAGACGTCTGTGATTTCTCCGGCCAAGGCTGAGAAGGCGCTCAAAAAGCGCAAGCTCGCCCTGCCGGATGATCTGGTCGTCGCCGTCAGCTCAGGTACAACACTGGCAAGCGCGGATGATCCACGCCCAGAAGTGTTGCAACTTAGCTCTCACTTGCGTGGAGCTATCTCTAAACTTCAATAAGGAAAAATCAAATGTCCAATCTAGTAGCGTTCGCTCAAGCTGGCTTGCCAGCAGTCTCCACCCTGTCCACCGCTTTGCGTTCGATCCAATCCGACGTCGGCCCTGCTGGCACAGTCATCCTGAAAATGGACAAGACTGGTCACTGGGTCTTCGGTGCCGATCAGACCGAAGTGGAAGACGACTCCACATGGGCGGTCAATCCCTTCTCGTTTGTCCACGGCTACATCGCCTGGGGTGACGGTGAGGTGTTGGCTGAGAAGATGGCCAGCGTCAGCCAGCCATTGCCTGAACTCGACGAAGCGCCCCCAGGTGCCAAGAAGGGTTGGGAAACTCAAGTGGGCCTGTCTTTGAAGTGCATCAGCGGCGAAGACAAAGGCATGGAAGCGCGTTACACCACCACGTCAGTGGGCGGTAAAAAAGCGGTTCAAGCCATCGCTATTGCACTGGCCGAACAGGTCGAGAAAGACCAGAGCAAACCCGTGGCCATCGTGCGTCTGAAGAAAGACCATTACAGCCACAAGTCCTACGGCAAGATCTACACGCCCGTGTTCGAGGTGTTGGATTGGGTCAGCATGGATGGTGAGCCTGTTGTTGAAGAAGCCGCGCCACCACCTGCCGCAGGCCGTCGCCGGAGAGCAGCATGAGATTAGAACTTGACGTGCAAGAAATCAACGCTGTGATGGCGTTGCTGGCTTCGCTGATGGACAAGATCCGCATGCAAGCTCAAGCGCAGATGCCTGCGCCAACGCAAGAGTAATCTTCCTGATGCCGCGTGACAGGCGGCATTGGAAAGGAGACACCAATGCTTTGGCTTGATTTTGAAACCCGCAGCCGCTGTGACTTACCCAAGCACGGCGTCTACAACTACGCTCAGGACGCCAGCACCGAAGTGCTGTGCATGTCCTACGCGTTTGACGATGATGATGTAAAAACTTGGCTTCCTTTTATACATGACGAGCATGGTCATGTAAAAAAAATGCCGTTCCCCGAACAAGTTAAAAATTACAAAGGCGTAATCTACGCCCACAACGCGGCGTTTGAGCGCCTGATCTTCTGGTATGTGCTTCAACAAAACTATACGTTGGAGCAGTTTTACTGCACCGCCGCCCAAGGCCGCGCCAACTGCGCGCCTGGCTCGCTAGAAGACGTCGGTCGCTTCGCTGGCGCGTCCATGAAGAAAGACCACCGTGGTGCCCAACTGATCCGCCTGCTGTCAGTCCCACAGGCCGACGGCTCATTTCGGCAAGATCCTGCGCTTATGGCCGAGATGATCC